TAAAGGTTCTGTTTGGTAAGAGCGGAGATGAGTCTATTTCGAAGATCATCGAAATATTCGTCGCCCCAAAAAGCAGCTTCGACAAGCGCGGCTACAGAATTGTCAAAAGTAGCTCGGCCGAGTGGATTACCAACATTAACGAAGTTGGGCATATTCTCGATGCTCTCTTTTGCGAGAGCCATGCGAACGATACCTGTCGATTTGTACAGGATGAAATGGCGCTTCAGGAAAGTTACTTCGCCGATGTGTCGTGAGAGGGGCGTGTCGGAGCCTTCATCGACCTTGGTCTCTAGAGTGTAGTCATAGCCTAATTCAGGCATGGTCTCAATAAGAGTTTTCTGGTTGTACCAAGGTAGGATGGCGTCGGAGACGCTCATGACGACATCATCGCCAAAGTAGACGGGATGCACAAACATGTCGTAGAAGCGGTTGTTGGCCCATTTGGGGGCGTGCTTCTTCGCGAGTACAAGATAGCAATATCGGTGAGCCGAGTCGTTGAGCAGGTTGTTAAGATTGGAAGTACCAATGCAACCGCTAGGAATTGAGGACTCTGACTGCCACAAGACGTTGTGAGCCTTGTGGGTAACCGAGGATATGCTCTTGAAAGCGTACTTCTGGAGCTCTTTGACTGCAGGAGAGTTCATAGGATAGAACTGCTCTACAATCTCGCTACAGACTAGGTCGACGTTGCGGTGAGGATGAGAACCATCAAAATTGCGGAAATCACCGGCAATGATGTTCTTTAAACCTTCAACTGTAAGCGTGCCAACGAGGGCGGACGTGTGTTGGTGACTATACACGTTCATACCGATAGCAGAGCCAGAAACAATGGGACGTGATTCCATCATCTCGAATGCTCCGCCAACGAGGCGCTTAAGGAAGATCTGGGCGCGGGCGTCTGAAAAGACAGAGAAAATCCGTGTCTTGACGGCGGCGACTTTTTCCAGAGATCTAGTTTCCGCTTTTGGCATGTCGATAACTAAGCTAGGGTGCAAAATACCTTTGTCGAAGTCCTTGAGGACAGCGCGCTCATATTCGGCATATTCTCTGACGTATCGTTCGTCAATTGAGCTCACATCTATAGGCGAGCAATCTTGGTGAAAATCGAGCCACTCGGCTAGATTGTCTTCGGAACAGTTCTGAATTCCCATCCAGGCACTGTTGTCTTTGATCGGCATTTGGTAATTAGACCGCAGAAGGTGTCTAAAGATGCTACCAGGGGAAGCATCTTTGTTG